CATGACCCTCGACCTTTGAGAAGATAGAACCGATGCGTGCGCCAGTTGCGTCGTCAAATCTGTCGTTCGTCAGGAGCGCAATGGCGTGTTCCGGGTATTCATTCATAATGGAGGTTGCGTAGCTGACGACGAGGTCGTCGAGTTCACCATTGGTCATGTTGAACCCGTCGGTAATACCGGCGTACTGCCTGTGCAGCTGAACAGCGAACTCACCCGGCTCAATGTCGGGGTTCAGGTTGAAGACGCTGGAACCATAGAGACCAATCTGGTCGAAGGCCGACTGAACGACCTCGACAGCAGCCTGTGTGGACAGGGCTGTCTCCTGCTGCTCGATCCCCCACGAACGGAAGTTCTCGGTCTGGGCAATGAAGCCCCGCTGGAGGAACTTCGAGGAGCCCCCAAGGCGACCCAGTTCGGCTTCCCATTCCCGGCTGATCGTGGCGTCAACGTCATCGTTCAGAAGGCTGATTTCATTGGAAGCGATGCGAGCCTGAACTGTGTTCATCCAGTTCTGACCATAGGTCTGACCGGCAGTGCGTTCGACGGCGGCGCGGACCCACGGGTTGGCGATGCGAGGCATCTGCCCAGTGCGGACAGCCTCGGACCAATCTGCGGCCGAGCGGGAGGCGGTGATGCGAGCGGCTTCGATGTCCGCATCTTCCTCCTGCTTGGTCATGTACTGAGAACCAGCCTGAACCAGCGAGGTGTTGAAGGAGCCGAGTGCGGTGGCGAAGGCTTGAAGTCGAGCGCCCTTCTGACGCTGCTGTGGCTGGACGTAAGTGTCGGACTGTAGAGGCGCGGGCTGAAGACCCGGAGTGCCCCCAAGAGAAGGGACCTGCGGTCGGTTGTTGGTGGCCATGATCCCTTAAATCTTGAAGTTGTTATAGACGGAGAAGGCGTCGAGGGCGTTTGTGCCCATGTTGACCATGAGACTGCCGATGCCGGGTCTCTGTGTGAGAGGAACACCCTGCACACGGGCGACGTTCTGGGCATGTGTTGCTTCCGCCTCACCACGAAGGTAGGCGGTAGACATCTCAAGGTTCCGGTTCGTGGCGTCCTTCTGGCGACCCTCCTGTGTGGCGAAGTCGTTGATGAGGGCGTCCACGGAGAAGCCAGCGACACCACCCTCGGAGGCCGACGCAATGGCGGCACTGCGAGCGCGATTGGCGTTCACTGCAAACTCGAAGTTCTGTGCACCCGCTGCTTCCTCCTCTTGAAGCTGGCGGGTCTGGAGGGAGCCGTAGCGGGAGATAGCAGCCGCATTGGCGGCGACACGGTTCTCTTCACGGAACCGCTCGTTCTCCTTGTACTGCCGCCGATCTCCCATGAAACCGAAGATGCTCTTGGCGGCTCCGATCCCGAAGGTTGCGGCAGCAAAAGCGGTTGGACCGCACATGTTATTTGATCCTGACGAACTGGAGGAACGGGCGTCTCTCGAAACCCCACTCCTCAAAGCGGTTGATGAAATGGAAGCCCATCCAATCGAGCCACCTGATGTGGAGCGTGTTGCGGGCGTCCACGAAGTTCCCAAGCATGGGGTATTCTTCATGGGCTTCGTCGAGCCACTTGCGGGACTCTCTGATGAACTCTCGCTGGTACTTGACCAGCCTGTCGGTAGCGACCATCCAGACGTATCCGAGCATGGGGTCCTCGGCTGGGTCGATCCCACAGAAGCCAACAGGCTCCCCTGAGTTCGACACCAGCGTGAGGGACCGCGACAGGGCGGCGAGAAGGACGGGCTCTGGGGATAGCCCAGTGGTCGCCCGTATCTCGTTGATGTCCGCCTGTCTCAGCCGGGGGATGATCGCGAGAGCGTCAGACAGAAGCGACGGTCTCGGTTGGGCCACTAAGAGAGCCGCTGATGCCTGACCATGTACTGGCCAGTCCATTCGGCACTCAGGATGGCAAGGGGCAGATAGCTATCCGAGACGATCTTGATCGAGACGGTATCAGCCCTGGTCATGATGGGCACCTTGTAACGGGAACTCTCCGTGGTCAGGGGGTTGGTGGAGGACATCGTCGGGCGCGAGAAGGTGTACGTCTTCATCGCACGATCCTCGGCGGTCACCTCGACTTGGAAGTATGCGGTGTTGCCAAACTCGAGGTTCAGGTAGTGAAGCTGAAGACGCCCCTCCGAGATGACGTTCAGGCCCCCGTTAGGGGAGTCCTGTCGGACAAGCTGGGTGGAGAACTCGTACTCCATAGCGACCCGGTAACCGAACCAGAGGGGCAACGCTGTGGTGTCCCCTTCGAGCTTGATCGTGGTGGTCGTGATGTCGTCGATGGTGATCTGGACACCGGCCGCTGATGCGTCCCCCACGACCTCCCTGGTGCAGGCAACGAAGATCGCTTCGTCGGCTGTGGGGACGGCATAGGGGAGCGTGTAAGTGGTGAGGTCCGTGATCGCGCTATAGGTGCCCGCTGCCATGTCCGCGCTGGTGACCTTGCGGTCCAGTCTGGTCAGGTAGGTGGCACCTTCATCGGCCGCGTTGGGGGCCAGCGAGAGGTTCTCAAGGTAGACCTTGGTGTCCCGCTGGACGACCAGATAGACGGCAGCGTCGATGATCTCAGCGTCGAAGATGCGCGACACACCCGGTAGGTCCCACCGAGACCAACTCGACTGAACCTTCTCGTCACCCACGAAGTACGACTTGTACACATAGAGGGCGTCGAGGTCCCCATCCGTCACGGCGATCAGGGTGTCCACCCCCGACGAGGAGGCGATCTTCCAGATGCTGTTCGGAATGTATTTGGGGACGTGAGAGGTCGTGTCGAGGGCGCGGTAGGACACGTCGATGGCGTCCTTGTCGAACTCATACACCGACCCATAGGCACCCCTCTCGTTGGTGAAGTAGACCGATCTACCATCAGTGATGGGCTTGCAGCCAATGTCGCTCTCGAAGGATGATTTTGGCGTAAGTGCAACTGTATTCGGGGACAGGAAGCCATCGGCCGAAAGTTCGAACTGCGTGAACTCCGAGAACAGGAGCAGCCGCCCGTCGAAGGGGACCGCGTGTTCCATCGTTGAGACCTTGGTGTGGGTCGTCGATACGTCGATGTAATCGTCGTCGAGGACGGTGACCATCGTGCCGCGCCAGAAGTCGAAGAAGTCCCCCGACTTGGACATGACCACGTTCTCGTCACAGAGGAACCCGAGCCGGTTCTTGTGGAAGAAGAGGTCCTTTAGTTCGAGGCCAATGAAGGACGGAGGAGGTGCCACTGTGGCGTCACCAACGGTTCTCGTGTCCCAGGAGACCGGGCCGAAGGTGAAGGTGCCATCGACGTTGCGGACGAGCTGGTGAGGCATCGTCTTGTTGCTGAACGTGGTGAGGGTGCCGGGAGAGGCGCACTCGACCCAGACACCCGACGAGTTGTTGTTGCTCGATGCGGGCTTCTCAAACTCAAGCCAGAAGTCGTCGAAGGTGTTGGCACTATCGCCGGTCACCTTGATGGCGAACCCATGAGGGCCAAAGCTGGGGAGGTCGGTGAACCGCTGGACGGTGTCCTTGGCGACCGACATTGCGAGACCGTTGTAACCATCCTCGACAGCCACAGCGAAGTCGGTGGTGGTGTTCCTGAGGTGGAGGCAGTTCTGGTATCGTGTGATCGTCCACGGGGCGGAACTGTAACCGGCCGTGACGAGGTCGTCGTAAAGCTCCGTGGCGATGACGACGGTGTCCGTCTGGACCACATCGGTCGCAACGTCACCATTGGGGACGACATAGGTCGCCTTGGTGGTGCCGTCGATTCGGACCTTGTACGTCCTGCCGAAGTTGCCAGCCTTGACGTTGATGAGGCACTCATAGGGACGTGCCGTCTTCACGTCAGCGGTCATGGCGACAGTCTTGGTCCGATTCAGGACGAAGGTGTAATCGGCTACCGTGAGGAAGCGGAGTTCCGTCTTCGGGTCGGATACGTTGAAGTAAGCCGACGAGGCGGAAGCGTCCGCATAGTTGGAGATGGTGACCGTCTTGGATGTGCCCTCTAAGTCATAGACCTTGAGGGTCGTGCCATCACAGGTGACGACATAACGCTCGACCGCGTCACGGTTGATGAAGTGGACGTGGGCGTCGGAGGCGAGGCTGTTTGCGAGGAGAGCAAGGTGCCGGGTCGTGGGCCGGTTCGTGAGCCCCTCGAGGGGCGTCGAATGGGCGTTGATCTGGCTGTTGCCCTGCGTGGACAGGCGAAGCTGCGGCGGCTGCTGAGAGATGCCGTTGATGAGGTTCGGGATGACACCCGAGACGCGAGACATTAGTAGCGACGACGAAGGTGACGGCCGAGGAGGAAGGCCATGTCGGGATCGTCGGAGCCGAGGTTGTAATCGGCGTACTCGCCCTCTGCGTCGAGGAGTTCCTTCCACGCATCGTTCTCGTCGCGGGACGTGAACATGTGGATCGCATCGTCGCCCATGACCCGGTCCTGAAACTGGCGGGTGGAACGGACGGTGATGTAATGACGAGCCGCTTCGGGAAGGTCAGTGAAGCCCAGGAGGACCACAAGGTTGACCTTGACGACCTCGGTGATGGTGAAGCTAAAGGTCTCACGGTCATAGAGACGGGAGCCGCGCTGGACATACTGCTTGAGTCTGTCCGAACCGGATGGGTCTACCTTGAGCGTGTTCGCGGGGAGATTGATGTTGTTGGAGACATCGGGAGTAAGCTCGTAATCCTCCTCGGTGTTCCAATACCAGCCCTTAAGCTGGACTGCGCGGGTGATCGTGCGGAGGAGGTGGAGGGCAAGCTCGATGTCAGCGCCCATCTCACCATCGACGATGGACTCAACAGGAGACTCCGAGATTGCAGCGATGATTGAGTTCACCGCCTGAAGTTCAGTAGTAGGTGTCAGATAGTCTGCCATAGGTCCTTCGTGAAAAACGAAAAAACCGGGAGCCCCAATTAAGGGACCCCCGGCTGTAATGCTTGGTGGTTGCTAGGAGCTACGCGGGAGCACCCGTGCGGAGTTCGATGGCGCACTCGGGACGGAGGTAGCCGTGGCCGACTGCGTACTTGCCGACCATGAACGTGCCCTGATTGCGGGGCTCGTACTGGCTGTCGAAGGCGAGGTCCATGAGCTTGACCGTGCCGACCGCCGAGCGGTGCCAGATCAGAGCGCCAGTGACCGAGAAGTCCTCGCGGTAGGCAGTGGGGATCGCGTCGTTGGCCGAGTCATCAGCGACCGGAAGGTTGTTGGTCTTGATGATCGGGAAGCCAGCCAGGGTCTCGATGCGGCCCGTAGCGATGGAACCGGCACCGCCCCAATCCTTGTTGATGAGGGTCGTGTTCTGAGCCAGCATGTAAAACTGGGCGGGCTTCAGGAAGCAGTAACGCTCGCTGTCGGGGACCCACTTCTCGTCAAGGGCCTGAGCCGATGCGAAGAGGGAGGCAGCGAGGATCGTCGAGTCCACCTTCATGGAAGCGTGAGTGATGGTCGAACCACCAGTCTCGCCCGTGATCGGGTGGGCAGCGCGAGCCGCGAGGATACCGTTGCGGGCGACATTCGCGTCGAACGCCTGTGCAAGCTCTTCGCCCATCTTGAGCGAGTACTCGGAACGAACCTCATAGTGGTTCTTCGCCTCATCAATGTTCGCGATGAACATCGGGGAGACGAGGAGGTCGTTGATCGTGATCGTGACCTCGGCGTGCTTGATCGAGTCGCCGTCGATCCATGCACCCGGCGTGTGGTAGGAAGCGCCAGACTTCCGGCCAATAACGGGGAACTGCTTCCCCTTGTTTTCTCCGGTTACCCAGAGTGTCGGACTATACCTTTGTCCACTCAATCGCGCGTGTTAGCGCGACCGGGTCATCCCGAAATAGTCCAAGACCTGTATTGCAGTTTGAGCATAACAGACCTCGGATACGTCCGGTTTTGTGGCAGTGATCTACCGCGAACGCCTTGTACCTTTTAGAGTACAGACGATTATGGCAAATACCACAACGACCTTCCTGCTTCTTATACATGTCCCAGTACTCCACATCAGTGACCCCAAGGGTCCTCTCCCGTTGGGAGATGATGCGGCAGGATTTGCATGTGTTATCTCTCCTACCGTCCCGGTCCTTCTTATAGAACTCGGCCTCTGGTTTGGAGTGATTGCACTTTGAGCAGGAATAATGTGGAAGAGCCTCCCTTCTAGTCTCTACGCCTTCGCGCGTACTGCGCTGTCTTGGTTCGGGATTGTCCTCTGTTGAGGAGTCCCCCGAGTTTGGGAGGTATTTAGAGTCGGCCCAGTTCAATGGTTAAGCCGACTTGCCGCTGGTGATGTTGCGGACCTGATGCTTGTCGATGAAGGTAGTGGTCTTGTCGAACTGCGTCAGGACTTCGCCCGAGAACAGCTTGAGGAAGAGTGCGTCTGCGGTGCCAGCCTCGTTGATAAGGCCAAGACGCGAGACAGTCGAATCGGGAGCAGCCATAGTTGTTTGTAGTCTCCAGTGTGGTTTCTGAGGTTAATGACCTCGGAACGCACGTCGAAGACACGCCAATAGTTATCCCTATTGAGTGCCCCCTCAGGGGAACTTCTCGGGGCCAAGGAGAGTCTAGCTAGTGGTTTCCTTGAGGCACCCCCTAAGGAGGGGTGTTGCCATGTGACCACTGGAGAGGGAGACTGACCCACGGGGCATACCGTGTAGGGCGGCAGAGGCCGACCGTGGGTGTACGTCTTAGGCGGCAGCGCGGTTCGGAACGCGCCAGACGAGGTAGACAGCGATGATACCCATGAGGACCTCGACGATCATGTCGGGGCCGAAGGTCCAGTTGTTCGTCTCACCGATCAGGAGGATGGTCGTGATCGAGGCGACAAGGGTCTTCCTGGTCTCAGCGAGCTTTCGGAGGAGTGCTGCGGAGCCACCGAGCGAAGGCACGGAGGGCGCGGACCCACCAGCGGACGTCGGCTGTGTCCCCGTCACTACCTGTCGGATCGACTGGACGAGCGGGAGGTTCCACAGGGCGCGGAGCTTCTGGAGCATTGGTTACCTTGACCGGCCGGTAGTATCCGTGGACATCACTGGCCTTGAAGTTGGAGTATTTGACGGAGGCTGACTGGTTCCCACCAAGGCACTTAACGAGCCCGTTGGTGAGGAAGTCCACGAAGAACGTGACGTGATCGACAGGCCCCTTGTTCCCATAGTTGAGGAGGACGAGGTCCCCGTACTGGGGATTGATGACCTTGGTGGCGATGCGCTGGTCGTACTCAGCGGCCCTAACTGACGCGATCCCATCTGGGATACGGTAGCCGTGGCGCTTGAGGTGGGAGCCAGCGAACATCGCGCACCACGCTTCGATAGTGGGGGTCGTGGTGAACCACGGCTGTCCGACATCGCGGGCGTACTGGTCGATCTGCGCCTTGTTGTTCGCTTCATTGCGACCGAGGTCTGCAACGGCACTGAGCATCCAAGGGGTGTTAGCCACCTAGATTTTCGAGCGCCCGAGCTTCTCGGCAACCGTCTGGCGGTAGGCCGGGTCGGTCTTGTAACGGGGGTCACCCATTGCAGCCGACACCTGTTTCCATGAGCCGAAGACATCAGCCACCGTGCCACCCGTGTTCTCACCCTGGAGAACGCGCGTCGGGGGTGTGCCGTTCTTCGCCTCGAAGGTCTCTCGGAGGCCCTTGATAGCGAGCGTGGCAGCGTTCACGTCGCCCGTGTCCATCGTCTTGTTGTAAGCGGTGATGTCAGCCGTGGTCATGTTTGCCGAGGCCCACTGGATCATCTCGCCGTACTTCTCCTCGCCACCAGCGGTCGCGAAGAGGGTCGCCGTGGTGTTGGCAGCAAGGGCCGTCTGACCGGCGATGTACGCATCGACCATCGTGCGCGGGATTTCCCGGCCTTCAAGTTCCGCATAATCGGAGTCGTCGAGCTTGCCGTTCTTGGCGAACTTCTCGGCATACTTGTCGAAGCTCAGGCCCTTGGCCGCGAGGGTCTTCTCGGCGTCGTCTGCCTTGGGTGCTGCCGGGTCCACAACGGGCGTCTCGGCGGTCTTCTCAACGACGGGGGGAGTGCCCTCCTTGGGGGCTGTAGAGAGCTTCTTCTCCAGTTCGCCATAGGCCTTGGCCAGCTTGCCGGTCGAGGTCTCCGCGTTGCCGTCCCAGAACTTCTCAGGGAGCCACTCAGGGCGACCCGGAGGGGCAGCGGCAGCGGGAGCTTCAGCCGTGGTCGGCGGGGTCGAGATAACGACCTGTTCAGTCACTACTTGGTCTCGACCTGGAGGCCACCACGAAGCTCAACCTTACCGGGGTTGAGGAACGGATGGGTCGATGCCGCGTCACCCTTGCGGGCTGGCTCCGGGGCGGGAACCATTGCGTCGGCGGACTCCTTGCGGGTCGGGGGTCGCTGCGAGGCAACGCCACGAATCGGAGCGCCAGTTGGATTAGCCATTAGGGTTTAGGTTGTTCCTGTTGAGCAGCTTGGTTCTTCATGTCAGTAGTCGCGACATTACCAAGCTGGTTGATTGCGTTGGGACCCATCTGAGCCATCATCTGGGCCTGTTGAGCCGCCTGCTGTTCGGCCTGAAGTTCTTCCTGCGTCTTGATGAGACCGCTGTCGTCGATGCCAAGGGAGGCAGCGCGGCGCTTGAGGTACTCACCGACATTGAGGTAGGACGCGAGTTGCTCTGGCCCGATGGTCTGAGCCGCGCCAGCCAGGAAGGCGTCGAGGTTGCGAAGGTCATGGCCACGCCCGAGGGCGTCGATGCCGGTGACGATGGCGGGAGAAGCTGTCCCCTCAGGCAGACCGGGGACCTTGCGGGCCGACTGCATCCGCTCCTCAAAGAGGGGCACGATGGGAAGCTGGAACTCTGCGCCGAGCAGGGAGTAGATGCCGCCGAGTGCGTCGTCGAGTTCACCGGCCATGTACCGGATTTCCTCTGCCGTGACCCGGTCACCACCACGCTGGATGCTGGTGTTGAGGAGGAAGGCAAAGGCCAGACGCTGGCTGATTTCCTCCGCTTGCGCTTTGGCGACTGAGAAGTCTGCGTTCTTCTCGACGTGCATGACAGTGATGTCGTTTGCATCGCCAGAGATGACATCAAGGTTCCGGGACTTGGACACGGAAGCGAGCTTCGTCGTGCCGTTCGGATTGACCAGGATGAGAACCTTAGCCGCCGCAGCGGAGCCCTCGACGATAGCCTTTGAGAGGCCTTCGAGAGCGGTCAGGTCACCGATGAACTCCTCGACATAGCTGCGCCCATAGTCCTCACCGTCGATGCGGGTCAGACGGAGCGCGATGTACGGGAGCTTCTCCTTGCGATAGGTGCCACGGGAGCCGGGGACTTCGTGTCCCATGACTTCCTGATAGACGGCATACTTCTCGCCCTTGAGGACGATGTGTGTGTAGACGTTGATGATCTTCTCGTCGGTCCCGTTATCGACCTTCTCGTCCACCGTCTTGACGACAGCGGCGATGTCTTCGGGGAGCGATTTGGCGGCGAGCTTCTCCTCGATCACTAGCTCCAGAAGGGTGCCCTGAGGGTCACGCTTGCAGCAGTAATGGTCGAGACGGAAGGTCCGCGAGAGACCCTTCTTGGGAATGTGGAGGACCACGTTGCCAGCAACAATCATCTGGCGGAAGGCTTCAAAGGCGGCGGGTCGGAACTGTGCCTTGTGAAGTTCCTGCATCACGGCTCGCTCGCGCTTGGCGAGGGCCTTGTCCACTTCACCGCGCATACCTTCCTGCTGCGTGAGTTCCTCAACCATGAGGTCGTCAAGCTGGTACTTGAAGAAGGAGTTCGTCGGCGGGAGCGTGGTGATGAGGAGCTTCGAGGCGAGGTTACGGACACCCCGTGCGCCCAGAGACTGGTAGGGCTGGTAGAGTGGGTCGTTCCCTGTGTCGCCCTCTGCGGGCATCAGGTGGGGAACGGTTAACTCAGCCGCTTCACGGGCTCGCTTGAGGTACGGTTCACGGTACTTCTTGAGAGCCTCATATCGGCCAGCCGCAGGACCCTTGGACTCTTCCACTTAGGTCGGAATGTTCAGGCCAGACATCGTCTGACGAGCGCCGTCAGCGAGCTTGATACGGAGGCGGGAGCGACCACGACGAGCGCGATCAACAGCGGAATTGGTGCCATCAGCGTTGCCCTCGGTCTCGTTGAAGCGCGGAGACTGGGGGCCGCGAAGCAACTGGAATGGCATCGGGGAGATACCGGAGTCGGTGTCGTCGCTACCGTAGCCTCGGGCTGCGAGACGTTCGGCGCGACGTTCTGGATTACACATGGTTGAGCAGGGAGTCCTGTGTCTGGTCGTTGAAGGTTTCGATGAGCTTCCTGACGACCCTTCTCTCCCCTGCCCTCATCCAGACTTCCCTGTCCGTCCAAGATGGATCAGCAGAGCGTTCGGGGAAGAGCTTGTCGAGATAGGTCAGAAGCTCCGGCGTAACGCTTGGGAGTCGGTTGGTCATAGGACCCTGTGAGAGGACTGTGAGTTCGTTACTGCAACCTAATGGCAGAAGGAGCAGCCTAAGCTGCCCCCTCCACTAATTAGGTGCGGTCTTGTTCGTACATGAGCCCCTGAATGTTGAACCAAATTGCCGAGGCATGGTCCTCATCAGTTACGGGCTCGATGCCGTCGAGTTCCTTGGCCAGATCGAAGGCGTGTCGAAGGAGTGACTGGAGGTAC